AAGATACCATCTGCTAAGTATATGAATTTAATACAAGATGCGACGATGGGGCAAGTTACGCCCAATGATTTTTACAGATGAATTTACTACGTCATGTTGATTTATGTTCGGGTATCGGAGGTTTTGCTTTAGGGTTTCAGTGGGCTAATTTGAGTAAGCCTATTATGTTTTGTGATATAGAACCTTGGAGTAGACAGATCCTGTCAAAGCATTGGCCTGACGTTCCAATTGCTACAGATGTAAAGGAGTTAGCAAATGACCCAGATGGACTTGTTCCAGATTGCGACATCCTCACAGCCGGATACCCATGCCAACCATTTTCACAAGCCGGGCAGCGAAGAGGCAGTGAAGATGACCGACATATCTGGCCGTACATATTTTCCATTGTTCAAAGAAAGCGACCCTCTTGGTGCGTTTTCGAGAATGTTTATGGGCACGTCTCAATGGGTCTCGACCAAGTGTTATCTGACTTGGAAGGGGAAAGCTACGCCGCAAGGCCGTTCGTTGTTCCAGCTTGTGCCGTTGACGCACCTCACAGAAGAGACAGACTTTGGATCATCTGTAGAAATGTGGGCAACACCGAGAACGAGCGATACAAACAGTGGTCGGACGTTGAACGAGAAGGGGCAAAGGATAAGCAAGAGCAGCGACTTGGTGTTCGGAGCGAACCTAGCGGATCAAGTGAAGATGTGGCCGACACCCAGAGCTTGTTCAGCAATGTCGGCAGAGAACATACAGAACAGAGTAAACGACAAGTTTCCAAACTTGGAGAGCGAGGTGGCAAGATCAATGTGGCCGACACCGACAGCGAGAGACTACAAGGACAGTGGAGAGAACATGAACTTGTATCGGAGCGAGAGGCAGAACACTCAGTTGGGAGTAGTGGCGAAGAGGTCAGAGCCAGAGAATATTGGAAGTCTGAACCCAGCGTGGGTAGAGTGGCTCATGGGGTACGAGATAGGATACACCGACTTAAAGGATTAGGCAACGCAATCGTACCTCAGATAGCAATGAGGATTGGGCAGACAATAAAGCAGATAGAGGAACAAGATGGGCGGTAAAGCGAGTAGAGATAAGGGCGCAAATTTTGAGCGCGAGATTGTTAATTGGCACAAAGAGCGCGGTATAGATGCAGAACGAATACCGTTATCGGGTGCAATGAAGGGAAACTATGCGAGTGACATAAAGCTAGGTCCACAGTTGGCCTTGACTGCTGAGTGCAAGCGCAGAGCTAGAGCGTGGCAAGATTTATATGATGCGTTCGACCAGGATAACAGCGATATGTTGTTTATCCGCAAAGACAGAAAGCCAACATTAGTTGTGCTTAATGTTGAAACATATGAAACATTCTTAGAATGGATTGGCTGGAAAAAAACAACGGAGGAATAAATGCCATACACAGAAACAGGCGTTGGTTATCAATCAACAGACACAAGCAAAGCAGCGGCGAACAGTAACTTCAAAGGCAAGTTAACGATACGTGATCGAGTGTATCAGTTGCTTGAGAAAACATCAGTATCATTATCAACGGAAGATATAGCGGAGCTATTGAACGTACCATACGGTTCGGTGCAGCCACGTTTATCTGAGTTACAAAACGAGGACAAAGTGATTGACAGTGGTGAGCGTGGTAAAACTAAATGGGGTAAGTCATGTATATTGTGGAGGGTGAAATGACTGTAGTTTATCAGCTATCAAATGGTACAAAGTATGAGGTTCAAACTGAGGATTGCAAGTATTGCGGTGGCGATGGTTTTTACTTGGCAGAAGTACCTTATGTGGATTACTACAACGGAGGCTTTCTCAAAGAAGAGCGGCGCTGTTGTGAGGAGTGTGGAGGCAGTGGATTTACTGTTGCGGAAAATGAGTAGCATGGCTTGCCGGGCTTGTGGTCGTGAGCATGATGTGAACCGAGGTGGCTGGATAATTCTGGCCACCGGGGATTTGATCTGTGACCCGGCAGACAAGCCAGAATGTTGGGAAAAGATCAGTGATTGGTACATCCAGAAACGTGCTCAAAATCCTACGTTGACCTACTCTGAAAATATGGGGTTGACAAATGCCAATACGTAAGTACGCTAACGCGAGGTCTACAGACCGAGATAGTGATTACAGTGTAAGTGATTACAGTGCTTATCACAGTGTATACACTGAAACTACTAATAATATACATAGTAATAGCACTGTAATACATACAGACAGTGTATTACAGACAGACAGTGTATACACAGACACTGTATTACAGCAGCCAAGTGATTCGGTTTTGCCTACGTTGACTAAGGCGGCTCTGGAGCAGACGTTGACCAGGATGCAACCCCGGTACAAACTTGGCAAAGCGAAACGGAAAAACGATCCCCTGGCGTGGCGTATCGAAAAAATCCTACGTAGACTAAGACCTATGCTATCTACAGAAAATTTTATAGAAGTGTCGCAAGAGTTCACTACCTCAGACCCTATGCAGCGTGTAGCACTCGCGGACAAGCTTGAGAAATGGCTTGAGCTAAGTTTAGATAGGCAAGGGTAGGCAAAAATAAAAAGCCCCATTTCTGGGGCTTCTCTGTGGCTCTGAGACGTTAGCTATTCTGGGTAGTAAGCTTTTTTATGATTAGCTAGAACGTGGTCAGCGTAATAATATAAAGGCTCGCCATGTTCGTCAGCTCTTGGCCTAAACTTAAACGTCTGTTGAACCTTGTGCATTTGAAATTGTAAATTGTGAAGGTTGCTTGTGTCAGTGCTAAAATTCTCTGACATATCGTTTAAGATTGTTTTAGTGGTATTGTAGAACTCCAGAAGCTCTAAAAGCTCAGTCTCTGTAAATTGTGTTTTTAACTTATGTTTAGTCATCTTAAAAGCTCCTTTATGAACTCAGCGCTTTCTAACATGTCTGAGGACATCAACTGAGGATCGTCTTTCTGTACGTCCTGAATGTGCTCAATCATGTGGTCTAACGCTACTTGTAGAACATCTACGTCCATTCCGTTTAACTGAGCCGCCGCCCCATTTTTTAGGACAATGTATTTGTGACCCAATGGCAAGTTTAATTCAATCATTTTGTTAGGCATTTGTAATCCTTTCTTTGTATACCTCAAGTCATGCGATTGCATGAGAACGCACCGCCGAAACGGTGCTATCTGATACAATCAAATTGTTTGATAAATTTTTAAAGCTTGATTTTCAGCAATGTCATTTAAGATTGTAACATCATTGTATTTGTTCTTGATAAACTCTTTCAAAAGCCAATCAGGTTTATCTTTGGGTTTATTCCATTGGGCAACCCTAAGCTCGTCATTCTCTTTGATCTGAGCCACTACACAACGCTTCAAAAGTCTTTTGAGGTCTTTCTTGGTTAGATACTCACAGACTTGAGCATGACACCAACTTTCTAGAGTTTGCTCAAATCCGTCAGGTGCCCAATCATAGACACCAACATCCGTTTTAGGCAATGATTTGAAATAGGCTTCAACCTCTCTAAACTTACTTATCCAATCACCGTTAAACTTTTGGTGAGTGTGAACGCGATCAGCTCCACCATGTCCGTCATTGTCAACATGAGCAAAGGGTTTACCGTCAAGATAAATGACACCCTCAAAACAGTAAGTTTCCTGACTTGCAAAGTCACAGTATTTAATTGCTTTTAATTCTAGTTTCATTTTAGTTCCTCCGTTAAGGTGTTAAAAAAATCCATGCCGCAACTAATCCAAAGATTAGAGCGCATGAGGCTACATCGCTGAGTTTGATGTTCTTGATGATTGTGATTAGTTCTGAGATTGTCATATTGAGGCTTTCTCAGAATTACAGTTGAAAGAGTTTCTGTCATTTTTCCAACTCGCATTGACGAAAACATAACCTCCGTCACTATTTGAGCCACCAATCCAATCGCCCTTCCAACCCATTTTATCAGCAAATTCTTTTGCTACTACTGAGTGATTTTCGTCATCGTTTAAAGCGTAATCTCTAGACCTTGTAATTGATTTGGGTCTTTCACCATTAAAGCCTTTGCATGATTGCATTGCTTTTATTCTTGAGCCTTTGAAATTTGTAGGCGCTAAGTATTTTGTGATTATCGTTTGCATAATTTATCCTCCGTATAATTTCTCTTCAGCCCAAAAAACAAAAGACTGTAGTTCGTCTCCCTCTGAGATATTGTTGTCACTTGCACATTGTTTAAGAGCTGATCTAGGTTCAAGATCCTCAAACATATCAAGTAAGGTTAAAGCTTCATCAAAAGCTTGTGAAAATCTAGCGTCTATCATTTAACAATCTTCCTCACTCATCCAACAAAGACCCATACCAACAAAGTAAAGATTATCTTTGTTTGGCTTTTGATCCCTCAACTCAATCCAAAAATCTTCATCGTCCCAATCTGGATTGAAAACCTTTGGCACAACGTCCTCAACTATTTTGTCAAAGACTTCTTTAGTTACGTATGGATTAAGCCATCCGTTCCAACGTGGATTAGAAGGATTATAAAAACCCTCATAAATGGGATCGTTTTCATCGTTGTACAATCCAAAGTTTGTTTTGATATATTCTGTCATTGTATACCTCTTTATTGTTATGCCCTCATTCTATAGAAGTGACACGCCGTGTCAACTAAATAATTATTTGTAATCTATCGCCGCTTAGTTTATGATTATGACACGGTACAAGGTTCCTAGCCTGTGACTTTGTATGCCTCAATAACTAGCCCCTCTTTATGGGGGGCGCTTTTTGAAGGAAATCGATTTGAGTAAACGAAGTGTAAATACGGTGATTATGGAGAAAATCGTTGACCGCCTGGCATCAGGCGAGACGCTTGTTGACATCACAAAAGATAAGGCAATGCCGAGCTATAGAGCCGTCACAAGAGCCGTCGCAGCTGACGAAGATTTATGGACGCTTTATCGCAAAGGGCGTATTCTCCAAGCTGAGTTTTACGCTGACAAAATCAATGGGCTTGCAATGGAACCATTGCCTGAGGGTGATGTGCGGTTTCTCAATGCTGAGGTAAACAGACGGCGCTTAGAGATTGACACGCTGAAATGGACAACAGCTCGCAATCAACCATTTGGCATCCGAGATAAAAAGGAAGATCAACCGCAAGCTCAGACCTTCACGATTTCATGGAGCGGAGGGGATACCGCTGTTAATGCACATGATGATGAAGAGGTCTTGCACTGAAAGCACTAGCCAACATCCTGAGTGGCCGAGGTACGCGCGTGAAGAGCAAAACGTTTTCGCATAATACATATTATGTTAACAAAACGCCGTATTTGCTGTAGTTTGCCGCATTTTTGGCGATACAGACCCCCCACCCTCCCAGAATCACCGCGCCTCTTCTTGCTACATAATATACCTGCGGAGCAGTTACCGTGCCACACACACTGACCCCAGACCAACACGCAATGCTAGGTCATCTCTCAGAGCTGCGGAGAAGCGTTGTAGAGGGCGAAAGCCATCGGGAGCAGTTTGAGGCTGCGGTATTGCTTATTGATCTGTACGAGGCTATCTTAGAGTTAAATGGCATATTGATATATGAAGATCAGGAGAGGATTGTTCGGCAGTGACGCATATAGAGATACCGTATCAGCCGCGTCCATTGCAGATGGAGTTGCACAATGAGATGCAAGAGAAGCGGTGGGGTGTTGTTGTATGTCATCGAAGGTTTGGCAAGACTGTTTGGGCGATCAATCATATATTGAGGCACTCTCTTCTTAGCAACAAGAGCAACCCAAGGTATGCGTATATGGCTCCTACGTATAGGCAAGCTAAGAATGTTGCTTGGGATTATCTAAAGCATTTTGCTGGTAAGATACCGAATGTGAAGTTTCATGAGACTGAGTTGCGATGTGACTTGCCTACTGGTGGTAGGATAAGTTTGTTGGGTGCTGAGAACCCGGATAGTTTACGTGGGATATATTTGGATGGGTGTGTGATGGACGAGGTTGCTGACATGCCAGAAAGTGTGTTTCCAGAAGTATTAAGGCCGGCATTATCTGATAGGAAGGGTTTTTGTATATTTGTGGGAACGCCAAAGGGGCATAATGCTTTCTTTGATTTTTATGAACAGGCGGCATCAAGTGATGATTGGTTGTCTGCGGTGTACAAGGCGAGTGAGACTGGGATATTGGATGACGAGGAATTGGATGCTGCTCGTGCTATGATGTCTGTAGAT